TTTCGATCTAGTTCCAGGCCACAGTCCTTGTGGTTCTGCATCATAATTTAAGGCCATACCAAATTTTCTAATTTCATCTGGGTATTTAAAAAAATTATCTATACAAGTTGTTGGGAATTGATACATGACTTTCTTTTAAGCTTTCTGTGTTCTTCTAATAGCATCCTTTCCTTTTTTAAATATAGAGGCGACTTCTCTTTTACCCATAACCTTTGCTCGTTGTTCTCCAACAGTTAAAATTTGAATTTTTCTAGCAAACGGTTTAGATATTTTTTTAACCTTCGCAACCGTCTTTCTCGCATCTGTTGGCGTTGCGAACTTGATTTTAACAGTGTCACGCGGGTTTTCATCAGTATAAAGTCGTCTATCACTTCCTTTAGGCTTTTTTCCCGTTCCTACTTTTGGATCCGCCATGTAGAACTCCTTTCAAAGTTTTTGCTTGAGCAGCATGTGTCTTAGACGCTTTCTGCAAACCTTTCATAACTTTCTTAATTTTCATCTTTGCTTTTTTCATATTTCTCCTTCCAATATTTTGCTCTCTCTAGTCTTCTAATTCTATAATCTAATTTATCAAGACCAAATATTTTTTTAAAAAAATCTATTAACATTTCCATCTTCTTCTAGCCTGACGTAGTCTAGAATTAGGATCTTTTGCAGCTTTAGGAAACTTCTTCATTTGACCTGCGCTTCTTGCGCAGAAGGATTTACGTCTCTTAGCAGCTTTAGATCCTGGCTTGACTTTGCCAGTGACCGCTGTTTTTAATTTAGATCCAGGATTCTCTCTCCTGTATCTAGCAACTCCAGCCTTGGTCATGCCTGCACCAGACTTAGTTGACCTAAAATACTTTTTAGTTTTAGGTGGTTGTCTGTCTTGTCTTCTCACTAGATCATGCCTTTATAATATTTTCTGTAACTTGGATTTCCAGATACTTTTCCATCTACATTTAATTTTATAAAAGTCCCCATGTAACCACCATCGGCAGCTTTACTTCTTTTTGTAAAAGTTTTTACATTAGTTGGTTTACCACCAACACCTTGAGCAACTGCTCTTTTTCTTGTTACCGCAGATTTTCTTTGTCCCTCAGACATTCGTCTTGCTTTAGCTAATGGAACACATTTAGGATATTTTCTCTTTGCGTCTGCTTTCTGTTTTGAACGGCCACACTTTGCAAAAGAACCATCTTTCTTTTTGCTACCAATGTCCACCCATTTCTGTTTGAACCATTTATCAAGACCATTCTTTGCCATGATTATTTATTTGGTCTTCGTGCTTTACCAAAACCTTTTATTTGTATGCAAGCGCTACCACCCATGCCAAGGCCTTGTCTTCTTAATCTTTCAGTAGCCTCTGTAAGTCCGCCTCCAGCTCTGTATATTCTACCACCCATGGCAGCTGGTTTACGTCCTTTAAAATCTTTTCTCTTTACACCAGATGGATCTTTGATCTTACCTGCACAAATTTTACTAGCATAGGCATTAGCATACGCTGACGGGTACACTTTAAATTTTCGCTTCGCCGCTGCTTTACCTCTAGGACATAATTTAGTCATTATCTTTTCCTCGCTGTTTGTGCAGCTCTTCTAAAGTTAGCTGCAGTTGGTGAACCTTTGGCTCCTCGTTTTCTCATCTTCTCTCCAGAGCCAGCTTTGATTCTAGCTTTTTTAGCTGCAATGTTTGCGTACAAACCTTTACCAGCCATTACTTACCTTTTTTCTTGGCCATCATAAATTTTCTAAGGCCTGGGTTTAACTTAGACATTCCGCCACCCATTTTTTTAACTCTGCCACCTTTCATCATTTTTTTAGCTGATGCTGCTGCAGATTTCATGGACTCAGTTTTATTGTTGTCTTTATCTAAATCTAAAAAATCAGGTTTAGATCCTTTCATCATGGGTTTTCTTTTCATCATTCCGCCACCCATTTTTTTAACTCTTCCACCCATCTTGTATCCTTTAGGTGAAACTTGTTTGTTGTATAGTCTATTTGGCATTATTTTTTTCCTCCTTTAAATATTTGCGTTCCCTTTATACCATAAATACTCGCTACGACAAGGATCCATAAATTTGTAAACCAACTTGGCAGCTGTTGGAACTGTTCAAAGAACTCTTTTATCTTTGCAGACGCTGACGGATCGTCCGAGAAGACCCCGTACGCAATCACTAGTATCGGGAGCGTAAGAACGACCAATACGAATTCGTCTTTCCAGTCCGATTGTCTTGCCTCAAGTAATTTACCAGAATATTCTAGTTCACCAGAGGCCATTTTCTCTGCATGTTTGGCTTGTGCGTTAGCCATCATCATTTGTGTTTCTTTTTTCTTCTTATAAATGTGCGAACCAGCGTTTACTGCAAGTTTTAATGCACCTAATATTGGAAATGCCATATATTTTACTCTCCTCCTCTAACAATTGATACTTGATCAGGTATTTTATCTGTTGATGGTATAGTTTTACTTAAAATAGTCTTCTGAATAGACGTGTCAGCTCTTAATTTAGACAATTGTTCGTTCTGTTCTAGCTTTTCGTCTTGGTTTTGATCGTTCATCATCGCTTTCATACGATCTAGGTCTAATCTTTCCTTACCTTCACGTTCTTTTCTTTGATTTTCTCTTGCTTGTAGGTCTATTTCTCTAGATCTTAGTGCAGCGATAGGGTCATTACCAAACTGTGACGTAATTTTGTTCTCTTCTTCAGCAAAATCTTTCATCATCTCTGATATCAGCACAGCTTTTCTAGCTTCAATCTTCTCTGTTAACATTCTAACCTGCATTTGTAGCTGTGGATTTTGCATGGCCATCTGTTGTGCCTGTGCAAGTTGTGGTAATTCTTGTTGAAACTCTATTTCAATCTGTTCTTGTGCCATTAAACTAATATGCTCTAGTATATTTTTTTGTATTGCAGCACCGATTGCAGGTGAATTCTTCACCATGTTTGTTTCCATGAAGTTTAAGTGTGCAG